CTAAGTTTTTCTTGCGTACCGTACCTGCACCGTAGCGAAACGGAGACGACTGACGCTCCTGCGGGACATGTATCCCCTGAGCGCGTAATTCCTCAATCCGCCTGCGCTCCTCGTCGTCAAGGTCTCTGCCCATGCTGTACTCGCCGCCGAGCGCACCTCTTAGTATATCGCCTAAGCCTGCCATAATAATTATCCTCCACCTGGATTGAGCCAATCATGTTTCCATTGCGCCCCTTGTTTCGCTGTGTTTAGAAAACCACCGGGGGTTACACCTTCCATCATATTATTGGGCAAACCCGGCATCTGATTTGAGTAGTTCTGCACCGGCTGCACACCTTGGAACCCTGCGGCTATTTGGTTAGTGCCGCTGCCTCTACCAAGTGTAGCCTGTACCGGATCAAAACCCGACCTAGAGCCAGCCATAAAATTCGTAGCCGTCTGCAGCGCATTACCCAACGCAGCTCTCTTACGATCCATCGCAGAACCAAACTGCATGGCGTTCGCTATCCCAGTAAGATTGCCGCCGCCACCTGCTGAACCCCTCTGCAAATTCCGCCGTGCGTTCATACGCTCTATCTCAGCACGCTCACCACCAGAAAGACCGCTCATGTTTATACTACCTAAAAGTTCCTGCAGTTTCGCTGCCCCAGCCTCTCTGGTATCCATCCACGGCTTATCAGTTATAGCCAACTGATCCATCACGTTCTCAGCCATATACGGCCCTTGCAGGGTCATAATATCCCTGTCTGTGCCAGCAGCAAGACCTCGTGTTATATCGTCTACACGACCGCCTAAAAGCGCGTAGTCAGTTACACCCGGTACAAAGCCTTCCTCTAATTTATCTGTTCCCTTACTACCTACAAGACCCTCCCAAGCCAGACGTCGCTGTTGAGGGTCAAACTCCTGCTGCATCGCAAGCTCTTTTTGCAGCATAGGTTGCATCTCCTCACGATGCGCCTGCATAATGTCTCCGTAAGATGCGGCGTATGCTTCACCGTAATCCCGACCCACATCCTTGCCTGACTGTTTTGTACCTTCACCAATAGCCCAGTTAACAAGCGCAGGCCCAATATCACCTGCGGCATCTTCCCAGCCGTAACCCGTTCCAAATAATCCACCTGGCATATCTCTATCTCCTTATGTTGTTATCACGCCAGCAGCCCGTAAGCTTGCAAGTAGCGCATTGATTGTTGTGGTGTTATTACCCGTTGTACTGCTGGACACATCAGCCACCGCTGCGCCCATCGTTACGACGCCCTTTGCATCGGTCAGAGCATCCGGTACGCTAAGCCCGCCTAACCACGTGTCAAAGTCATCCTTACTGGTGAACAATGTCACCTTATCCGACTTCGTTACTGAACTTGTTACTGCTATGGACATATTACGCTGAGTATGCTTGGTTAATGAGTGACGACTTTAGCGTCACATCTTTTGCTTCCAACCTTATCTGGGAAAGCTTGGACGACCCTTGTAGATAAATTCTATACTTGACCTTCCAACCTTGACAACCGGACTGCCAATTAAACGCCAAATTCGCGTGTGTGTTTACATCAAACTCCACCGGAAACACCACGGGGTATCTTACGCCTGTCTGGATCAAAGGCAACCCTCTAGTTTGCAAACCGCCATGTGTAGCCTCCGTCCGTACGTCATCCACGAACTGTGAAACAGCCACATAACCAGCGTTGCGCCCCTCATCGTTGTCGGACACAGCCGCATTGGACAGGATACCAGCCACCTTGGTTGCGCTATTCGACAGAGAGCGTCCCTCTTGGCCAGAAGTGGCAAACTCCTTATAGACCAGAGTAGCCCCGCTATCGAAGAACACCGTGGTATTGTGTATCGGCAAATTGTCTGCTGTAACCGCCGTGTCACCCTCTTTGAATACATCCACGGTGATGTACAAGCTCGTACCTGACCCACTATGCAACTCTGTGGTAGCCGTCGATGGGTAAACCCCCGGCGTGTAGCCATCACTATTATTGATCCTGAAAGTGTGGTAAGCCTCAAACGGTTTGTTGAACATCATGTTCATTGAGATGGGCTTCAACTCTACCATGGGTTCCTGCGTACTGTACGCCTTGGTATCCATGCGACCCATAGCAAACTCTGTGCTGCCATAAAGGTGCTTAACCCATAAGGACTTGCTGCTGGGATCGTCCGTAACTGCAAACAAATCCTTGCTGCCTGCCGTTGTAACACCTGTAGCCATAGCCCGTATAGGCGTACAGAATGTATTCGCATCAAAAACACCTATCGTAGCTACCGCCCCATCCTGCCACGTAGCCCCTGTCTTGCTGGATTCCTGCCGGTCAAGGCTCACAAACTTCTTGGTGGCCATATCATAGACCACGGTAAGATACTGCTCAGGTAAATTCGTTAACACATGGAAGAGTGCATAACCATCGTGTACTATGGCACATTGGAAAGAGCCATCCTGTGCTACATCCTTAAACACATCAGAGATCGGCAGCGAAAAGATAATGTCCCTTGCGAGAGTTTCCGCCTGTTGTACAGCGTTGAAAGATCGTATCCCGTGCCTGTCAATGAAAGCTGTGTCGCCCAACAGGTCTACAACTGAGTTCTGATTCACCGGCCCTGTGCTAAACAAAAACTTCTTGGTGAAGGTTGGCTCACCGAAAATCGTATTCACCGTGTCAGGCTTGACGGAGTAGCTTGAGTTAAACGCACCGACGAAGAGTTCCTCTGTATTTAGAGATTTGAGGCAGGTTATGGGATCGTTGCTGACTGTGTAGGCTACGGCCTCGACACCGCCTATAGATTCCTTGGCGTGTATCTTACCCCCGTCCTCATTTACAGGAACCATGAAATCCAGAGGTCTACCACTAACACTATGGTAGAGTTTCGCCCCATCAGCAGATGCCACATACAACTTGCCACCGTGAAAAGCCATCTGCTTGCCTATCGGCACATACTCACGGAAACCCACAATACCCAGCTCGTCATCCTCAACACGTGCGACAGACAGAACCCCGCCGAGGGCAGTATCCCCAGCAGAGTTGGAGTCGTTAACCGTAAGCACACCCCCACCTGTAAACTTGATTACCGCGCCTGAGTTAATCTGTACCGGAGTGGCGTCCACGGTATACGTAGTTGAACCTGTGTCATAACCAGCCGCAAGATTTATCCTGACGAAGTTCGGCTGCCATTGATCGTAGCCCATCAACTGTCGGGCTGTAACCGTACTGTCTGCTGCTATCTCGATCAAATTGGGCCGGTTCGTACCATCCTGTACGACTATCCCTGCAACTGTTGGGGGTATCCGCTTGGTGTAGTCTGTCTGGCCACCTGCGCTGGCGTTGTCTGCCGAGACAGCTTTACCTGCAAAATTATCGTACGAAGGCGGAACGACTGCGGTAAATACAAATTCGGCAGTTTCCGCCAAGCGTATCGTACCCGTCCCTGTCGTGACACCGTTCGAGTACGTTGCGGGTTTTATGTGTGTGCTGGAGGTAGTCCAGACCGTCGTAAACGTATCGCTGTCCTTGGACTTCTTGAGGCAGATGCCGTCTACGAAAATGAAGAAGTACGGGTCTACGAAGATGATTCCCTGTACCCTAGGGTCTGTCGCACTATAGCCAGCAAGTGCATTGGTTGTATCGAACGCCTTCGCCTTCTTAACACACTCCACGGCATCGTGACGATTCCTAATGTTGTAGGCCAACCCGTACTCGTTAGTACTGAGTCTAGTGTCATCAACGCCAAGATTCATACCACCACCAAAAGATTGTTGTATGAAAGCTGCCATAGAGTTTACTGCCTTGAGGTTTTCGAGTATTTGTTAATGAGCGAGGTCGTAAGCTTGTCGTGCGGATGCTTATCGAACCTGACCTTCTGTCGCTGGCCACGCTGCAAATCCGAGTTGCGACGACCCATACTCCGAGAGGCCTTCTTGTCGTACAGCATGGCCTCCTCGATCTTGCCCTGCTCCTCCATATAAAGCTGCATCACCTTGTTCACGATGATGTTATCGTAACCATCCGCCGGGAACTCGTCGCTGTCCTTGCTAAGGTAAGGAAGCTTCTTCTTGTAGACCACCTCCAACGTGTGCGCGTCATCCTGCGCTGCGGTAGATTCCCACGGAAACTCACTAACATCCACGATCAAATACTGCGACTCCTTCTCGTTGTTGGGTATAACCGCAACTACGGTATCGTCTGACTCCTTGATACTGATGTCGTAAGTACAAACATCCGACTTGATGATAGACTCTATCGACGTAAACGTAGTAGAGAACGTATTACTTGTAGCGTCCATGTCTACGGTTTCCACGAAACGACTGGC